CTTTTGTTCTCATAAACATAAATGTTATCCAGATCTTAGAACTTTTAAATATTCCAAAGGTTTAACTTATTTAGTTAAAGTAGTTAATGAACCTAAAGTAGAAGAGGTATTATAAATGTTAAGAAAACCTATTAGTAAAAAACAAAAGATGAATGTTCTCACTCATGCGTTAGCATTTCAATGGGTTCTTTCTGTGCTACCTGAAAATAAATTAGAGGAGTTAAGTGCTGAAGATATTTTTAAAGCTTTACCAACAGAGCCTTACTTTTTTTCAGGAGGGCAAATGCGTATAAACTCTTTTACTTTAAAGTGGTTTAGAAAAAAAGCAAAGAAAGCTTTGAAAGCAAATAAACAATCAAGAGATATAATGAGCCTTAGCTTACAAGAGGTTTTAAATGCGTAAGCCTAGAGTACGTAGACCTGTTGATAAAGATAAGCCTAAAGGGTATGACTCAAAATGGGAGTATTCTTTACATAAGAATTTAATTCCAAATTGGGACTTGCATTCTGAAAAGTTATCTTATATAATAAAGCACACTTATCACCCTGACTTTGTTAAAGTTATAGATGATAAGACAATTCTTTTAGAAGCTAAAGGAAGATTTTGGGATTACCAAGAATACAATAAGTATATTTGGGTAAGAGAATCTCTTCCAGAAAACTATGAATTAGTTTTTTTATTTGCTTCTCCCTATGCCCCTATGCCAGCAGCTAAACGTAGAAAGAATGGTACTAAGTTTACACATGCTGAGTGGGCAGAAAAAAATAAATTTAAATGGTTTTCAGAAAAAACATTTCCAAAGGAGTGGACATGAGTATTGATGATGCAACACCAGAAGCGTGGGACAGGATAAACAAATGGCATCGTAATGGGCCAGACCAACACCCACTATTCCCTACAAAAGACGAGCCTAAAATATTAGGTGATCTGTTAAAAGAAGACTATAAATTAGCAGAAGAAAAGATGACAGACAGTTATGCTAAAGAAGTTAATCCCCGCAAAAGGTTTGTTAAAGAACACGGTGAGTTCACACGCCAAGGGTATAAGTTCAAAACTTCTTGGGGTGATGAAGATGTCAATAGCCCTGCACACTATGCCGCACAGGGTGACATAGAATGTATTGATGCTATGGAGTCTATGCTAACAAGAGAAGAAATCATAGGTTACCTCAGAGGCAATTCATTTAAGTACAGGTGGCGTTGTAGGAGTAAGGACAACGCTGTTAAAGACCTACGTAAAGCGCAGTGGTATGAGAACAGACTACTAGCTATTTTAGAATCAGATACAGTTGAATAGTAATGGCAGACAACTGGGATAGAAAGACTGAAAGGTCTGAAATGTTTCATAAAAGAAACAAAGCAAAAGATAAGAAACAAAACAAAGCACGTACCAAAGGGTACAGGCAATCACAATTAAGGGAACAGGATGACATTAACGACATCAAAGATTGGGAAGCAAGACTATCTAGGGATTCAGATTGATTATGACCGTGAAGAAAAACTAAATGATTTTTCTTTAGAAACTTTAAAAGACAGATATTTTGATACAGGTGAAACACATGCACAAGAAGCTTACGCAAGGGCTAGTATTTATGGGGCAACATATAAAGGGCACACTGATTGGTCTATGGCTCAAAGGCTTTACGACTACAGCAGCAATAATTGGTTTATGTTCAGCACTCCTATACTTTCTAACGGGGGAACGACTAGGGGCTTACCTATCAGTTGCTTCCTCAATTACGTTCCTGATTCAAGAGATGGTCTTTCTTCTCACTATGATGAGAATATCTGGCTATCAAGTTCAGGAGGAGGTATCGGAGGCTATTGGGGACAAGTGCGTAGTAACGGTGTCTCTACTCGTAACGGTAGTCGTTCTACTGGATCTATCCCTTTCATCCATGTAGTTGATGCACAGATGTTAGCCTTTAATCAAGGCGTTACAAGAAGAGGTAGTTATGCGGCGTACATGGACATTGATCATCCAGAGATTGAAGAATTCATTGCTATGCGAAAGACAACTGGCGGAGATCTTAATCGTAAATGTCTTAATCTACACAACGGTGTTAACATTAGTGATACCTTTCTCAAGCGTGTAAAGGATGATGAAGAGTGGAGATTAATAGATCCTAAGACTCAACAAGCTATAAAAACTATATCAGCTAGAGATCTATGGTGGCAGCTACTGCACACTAGAGCAGAAACAGGTGAACCGTACATTGTAAACATGGATAGGTGTAATGAAGCACTTCCAGAGTTACAAAAAGAATTAGGTTTAAAAGTACAACAAAGTAATTTGTGCTCAGAGATTACACTACCAACAAGCGAGGAGCGTACAGCTGTTTGTTGTTTATCAAGTGTTAACCTAGAGTATTTTGATGAGTGGAAAGATCACCCTATGTTTATTGCTGATCTAGTTACTATGCTAGATAACATCATTGAACATTTTATTGAAAATGCTTGTGGTCGTATTACTAGATATGCGGATAACAGAAAACCATACGGAGCTACTTATGAAGACTTTACTGTACAAGAAGGTAAAGAAGGTTTTAAAAGAGCCGCTTATAGTGCATATAGAGAACGCGCAATCGGCCTTGGAGCAATGGGCTTTCATAGTTACTTACAATCTAATAGCATTCCTTTTGAGGGTATGTACGCCTCCTCCTTCAATAACAGAGCTTTTAAGCACATCAAAGAACAGGCCAGTGAAGCAAGTGAATTTCTTGGGGAGCTACGTGGCGAAGCACCTGATATGGCTGGTAGCGGTAAGCGTAATTCTCACCTGCTTGCTATTGCTCCTAATGCCTCTAGTAGTATTATATGCGGTGGAACGTCTCCTTCAATTGAGCCAACAAGGGCTAACGTCTTTACGCACAAGACGCTAACAGGTTCTTTTAAAGTAAAAAATAAATATCTTATAGAACTGCTAGAGTCTAAAGGTATGAACACTGAGAAGACTTGGAAGGCTATTGCGGCTGCTGAGGGTTCTGTCGCAGAGCTTGATGGACTTACTGAAGAAGAGAAAGATGTGTTCAAAACTGCACCTGAACTAAATCAGATGTGGATTATTGAACATGCTTATCAGCGTCAGAAGTATGTATGCCAAGCACAATCAGTTAATTTATTTTTTAATCCACCACCAGCTACAGCACCACAGGAGGTACATGATGAGTATCTGGAGTATGTTAATAGCGTACATTGGACAGGAGCTAACAAACTCAAATCTATGTATTACCTCCGCTCTACAGCAGCTAGAAATACAGAGAATGTCAACATTAAAATACCAAGAATCAATCTTGAAGAAGGGGAGTGCCTAAGCTGTGAAGGATAGCCACCCAATATACAGAGCTATGTTTTATATACATGAGCTAAAGAAAGCAGTAGACTGGCCTTCTTACTTAGAGTATTACAGAGAGCAGGATAAAGACATAGCTACCTACTCAGGCTTCTGTGCTCAGATGTGGGCTAATTATATGAATGATGAAGTTCGTAGACAAACACCTTTAACTTACGCACAGTATATAAGTAAGTATGAAGAATTATTAAAAGAAGGTTACAACCAAAGGTATAAAGATGGAAGATCATAAGATAAGAGCTTTGAAAGATCACTACAAAGCACAGATAACTTGGGCAGCTTCAGAGCTTACAAGTTACTTGGAGTACCCTTCAGCCGTAGGGGAGCACACATTCTTAGAAACTATGGACAAGCTAGTACAGCAGATAGCTGAGAATGAAGATAAGATGGTAGTATTGGAGACACATTTTAATGAGTAATATAATAAATCTTGTACCCGCACAATCTACAGCTAATGAAATATTAGATAACTGTAAAGACGAGTATTCAGATCTTTTAGTTTTAGGTTGGGATGATAATAATAATTTAGTTGCAAGAGCATCTACGTCTTTAGATAATAAAGATTTACTATATATGATAGAGCTTTTTAAAGTAGCTTTAGTAACTCCTCAAGTAGAAGGATTAGAATATGAATGAAGAACTAATACATAAAATAAACCTTTGGAGTATGTCTAGAGGTATCATAAATAACAGCACACCACTAGCACAGTTTGCAAAGCTAGTGTCTGAGGTGGGTGAGCTAGGGGATAACATAGCAAAGCAGCGCAGCGTAGAGGACGATATAGGCGATTGCTTGGTGGTACTTAATACACTGGCTATCATGTTTGATACATCCTTAGAGCGGTGCTTAGAGGTCGCCTACGATGACATTAAGGATCGTAAGGGTCACATGAACAGTGAAGGTATATTTATTAAAGAGGGAGATGTAGCATGAGCCTACTAGGAACAAGAGATTATTATAAACCGTTTGATCATCCTTGGATGTTCGACTATTACTCACAGCAGAATCAGATGCATTGGTTCCCAGAAGATGTGCCATTACATAATGATGTAAGAGATTGGCAAACTATGACTGAAGAAGAAAAGAATCTTCTTACACAGATCTTTAGACTGTTTACACAATCAGATGTAGATGTTAGCTCTGGCTATGTAGATAGATACATGAAGATCTTTAAGAAGCCTGAAGCTCGTATGATGATGGGTTCCTTTAATAACATGGAGTCCATACATCAACATGCCTACAGTCTACTCTTAGACACCGTAGGAATGCCTGAGGTAGAGTATAAGGCGTTTGCAGACTACGAGGCTATGGCAGACAAGCATGAGTACATAGACTCTGTAAAGGTCACTAAGGGCGACAAGAGAAGCATAGCTAAGGCACTTGCTGTGTACTCTGGGTTCACTGAAGGTCTACAATTGTTCTCTAGTTTTATTATTCTGTTAAACTTTCCACGGTTTGGTAAGATGAAAGGCATGGGTCAGATCATTACATACAGCATCAGAGATGAATCACTGCATGTAGAAGCAATGACCAAGCTGTTCAGAGAGTTTATACAAGAGAACATAGACATCTGGGACGATGAGTTCAAGGCTGAGATCTACCAAGCCTGTAGGGAGATGGTAGAACTAGAGAACAGATTCCTAGATCTAGTGTTTGAGCAAGGGGATATTGAAGGATTGACTAAGGCTGAGATGATG